CCATAAGCAAGGTCTGTGGTTGGATTACCATATGAAAGGGACGGAGCTGTCGTCCTTCTCAAAGCACTTCGTTACGATAACGGAAAAACATCCATTGAGGAGTGGATGGCTCTATCTAAGTTCACTCGAGCTTGGTGGTGACATATCTTCCAGTCACGGGGGGGACCGATCTTTGTTCACATGGTCAGTGTGGTGACATTTCATCCAGTCACGGGCGCCAAGAGTGTGTGGCTGACGATATCCTTTCGCCGATAAGCTTCTACCTACTCCAATGACTCGGGAGAGTCTCTTCAGGAGGAAAGGTAAGAAAGGCTGCTCCGAGCCCGTAATCCTTCTTGTAGATAGCATTTGTCCCAGAAGACGCGTAATGGTCGCAAAAACCGCAACTTCCAAAGTCGCTGTCCAGCTCTGCCATCTCCAATTCTGTCAGACCATACCTCGCATAAACCTCAGTTGAATCCACAGTGAATTCAGGGTATGTGGGTGAGTCGACTACCTTGTAGGCGGTAAGAAGCTTGGTAGCTCTGTCGGTTGTGGAATGTTTCTGGGTCGCATACGCGCAAGTTCTTTTCAAGTTCTCGATGAGCGAAAACTTGGCTTGAGGGTATGCTCCTCGGAGGAGAGATGATTGGTGGCGGTCGCAACGTAATTTCACTGACTCGTTCTTTGAGCCAGGATAGTCCCCTTTGGCGGTACCAGAGAGCCTTAAGAGCACCCCTATATTAAGGAGCGGTCTCAAGTCACCAGAGGTATCGAGAACAGGGGAGTGTTTAAGAAATTGCAACTCATGCCAATTAGCACAATTTTCACACGTAACAATGTAGCCGGCCTTTGCGGCCGCAGAGATCACATCTTCACCAGAGCTAATATCTGACTCAGCAATACTCACTGCAATGAGTACGTTGGCCAGGTTATTAACAATAGTGGTGATGGTGACGCCGCTGTACAACCGAGGTTCCTTGGGTTCAAGGGTTATTTTCCTCTTTTTGTTGTACAGGTCCACGATAGTTAGTGGTTGTCTGCACTGGGAGACGAGCTTAACTGCGTCTCTCTGATGATGGGGTGGATGGATTTTGACATACATGTCGAACAATGACTCTGTATGTGAAGCGTCACATGAAGAAATATCAACATTGTAACGCAACACTTCTCCGTTAACTCTCACTGATAAGCAAGCGTCGTCGGAGAAATAGACAAAGTAAAAGCGACCTGGTGGATCAATCAATTTCTTGAAGATCTCAGCCAATGACCAAGGAGACGGCTCTTTGCAGAACTCTATACTCCCCCCTTCATACAAAAAAAGGCTCGTTGAACATAGCATTCTTCATAAACTCCGCTATCCGGAAACCTTGCAATGAAGCAGGGCAACCTAAGTCGGCGATCATCCGGGCAGTCTTATCCGGTTTAGCGATCTCGAAGACTTTCATCTTATAGAGGCCGTATGTGCCGGGCAGGTTCCAGATCTCGTCATGAAGGACGTTGTGGTCCAATATGTCTTTCCAAGACTGTATGCGTAGATCCTTCTTCTCATGGGGATCGTCGTGATGGAACTCGGCTTCGAGCTCTGTTCCTAGGTACTCAAAGAAATGTGGTTCATATCTCTCTCTGAGCATGCGTATGAGGCCGGAATGGCCCTCTACAAACGTCTTCTGATTCGAGCGAAAACGTCCCTCCGCCTCAGGGTCAACTGGAAGGCGGGATTTCGTGAGGCGGGTTGTTCCCTCTCTCACGTTGGAATTGTCATTACCATATAACAAACCATTGTGGCTAGCGCAAGGTCCACCGTGGGTGTAGTAACTGTTATCAGTCTTAACAGTCGCCACCTCCTCGGGGGTAGGTGCGGGCCACTCAATGCGACCGTCCACGAAATACTGCTTACCCCGGACAACAGTGAATCCTTCGTTATAGCGGTATTGGGATGGTTGCACTACTTTGCTACGGACGGTTCCGATGCAGAAGGGGTCTCGCGTAGTGATACAGCTTTTGTACGAGCCCCGCGACGAAAAATTTGCTTAAAATTAACGTCGGCTTTGAGGTTGGAGTCAGGGGGAATAGGGGCGATTTCCGCACTCCCGGGCGGTTTCCGCTTAGTGAACACTGAGCTTAAGCGATTACTCCAACTTACGCTTTTGTTCTTTCCTCCTGGCGGTGGCTGATTCGATCGCGAGTCACCGACTTTGTCCTTTTTGGCGCGCCGACCGGACTTGTGAGCACCCTTCTTCGGTGCCACCGTAACAGATGGCTCTAGAAGGTGTCTATGCATGACAATGCCGTTCACAAAAACACTACCTTCACTGGGAGCGGGTATGGCGCCCCCCCCGTTGGATCCAATCTGAGTCTGCTGCTGACGAGCTCGAAGGCCCATCACCAACATCTGATTGATCATGTGTGTGATAGTGTTGTCGTATATCTCGACGTCCTGTCTAAGCGTAACAAGCAAAGGGTGTTTGCTCAAGTAACTGTAGACATACAAACGCGCCGTATCCTTAAGAGTGGCAGTACTACCAAATAGCATACTGGACGAAATCGCGTTGACGTGTCCATTGTTCAGAAGATCTGTAACTATATTGTGGTATACCAGTCCGGTTGTGGCGTGTGTGTGGCAGCCCTTGAAAGCGTGAAAGTGGTCCTGGTGATTCAGCGTCTTCCAGTCCTTCTGCCAAAACCATTTCAAAGACTCGTGCGTCTTCGCCATTTTGACAGTCACCTCATTGTAACGTAGAGGGTGGGGCAGGTTAGCAGGAATTTCAATCTGCTGGGACGCCAAACAGCTTTTACTGGCTAAAAACTTTTGGAACCGAATCCCCATTTTGTCGGTGGTCTGAACTTCCTCGGCTTGGGTGGTGAAGAGAATCACGGAGATCGTTTCAAGACCTCTTTTTGGGTTAGTGCTAATGAGTGGATACTGCTGCTTTTGCTCTTCCGACCTGTCATCGGCGTATTTCTTGTCGCCGGGTTGGAAGTAGGCTCGCAATTCCTCATTATACTTTTTCTCTCCCCATACTTCACCCTCGAGAAAGGGTTTCTCGTCCTCATCATCCTTCCCCTCACCGATTAAAGCAATCGCTTTATCTCCGGGTGTTAAACCGGGTGGTAAACTTGGTGGGGGGGGGGGCGATGGGCACTCCTGATGTGAGCAATCTTCTTCCGCCGTGGGTAGGATCTCTGATCGCTCGCTGTCGTAACTCTTATCTTCCGTTTGACCATCAGAAAAATAAGTGTCAGAGCTATCGTATGCTTGGTCTTCAACCGGTTCCTGGTGTTTAGCCTCAGGGTCCGGTGGGAAGCAATCGATTGTTCTTGCCTGAGTAATCCTCTTACTAATCAGGTCTTTCATGTTCTCGTCATGATGCGAGAGGTTGGAGTCATGATGGACAAGCGACAGGTCATGGATCTCATGGTCCACGTCCTCATGATGAGAAACGTGTCCATGACATTCCATGTCCCGGCATGCCAAGCCCATCTTGCATCTTCGCCAGCGCTCCTTGCGCTCTGGCTTTGTTTTATCACCCCCCTTCTCTCCACCAGCGGAGGAATTCTGTTGTGAGGAAGCAGCTGCTTTGGTTTTATCGGCCATGCGCTTAGCATAACCTGTCCGCCCACTTGAATGGTGAACGTGGTGCAAAATAGTGCAGTTAAGGCCTCGATCACAATCGTGAGCCTTAATATCCTCCCATCCGCTGGTCTTCAATCCGTTCAAGGGTGCATCGTGCTGATCTCGAAACAGATTGGCGCCCCTGCTCACACGCGATGCAGGGTCTGTATTTTTCTTAGGTTGTCTTCCTGGGTCACTCTTGGCGCGCCCACCATTGCCCTCAAGGGGCAGATGAATAGTTGGCACGCCATTGCTCCCACTGGCTCGATCAGCGGGTTTATGTGTATGCGTATGTAGGGGGAGGAGAGAAGGGGGTTTTGTGTTTTTAGTCTGCGTAGGTATTTTTGAAGTTTGAGCACCGGTGCTCAAACCCTTGGGGATACTGGACGCCTGCAGACACGGCATTCCATTACCGCCGGATCCCTTTCCGGAGGGGGCGCCAGCGAGTTCATGACTCTCGCTGGCAGCTCCCCCCTTACTCGGTGACCGACTCGACGTTCGGGTGTAACCAGTAGGTCGTTGAGTCCGCATGTAAATCTGATTGAAGTTAGCGGTGTATCTAAGACGTGGATTTTAAGAACTAGGACGATTCCAATTGTGACTACCAAAGTCACGGTACAACTCATCGTTGCACAACCGACACCCATATTGGGTGGTTTTACCGCTTGGTAAGGATCATTCATTAGGACGAATCGATATGAACAACCAAAATGCGCAAAAGATCCATAATAAATCTAATGTGACGTGGGAAAAACTGAGGTATATAATATGTTAGGAGCTAGGAGTATTTATGTGTATGTACAATGTATCTATGTATAATAAACAAAGGCGAGAAGGAAACTCGCGTACGGACTTGTACCGCTGCTAATTGCAGTTTCGTAACCGTATCCAACGGCTCCTAGAAAAGGCTGTTGCCCGCGTCTTAGTGAAAGGGGCTCATTCAGGACTCTTACCTGTGCTAATTGCAGTTTCGCAACCGTGTCCAACGGCTCCTATGTGCTATAGGCTATTGCCCGCGTCTCCCATGCGATGATTGGGAGTTACAGGGGTTCACATCCAGGACCTACCTTCTGTCGACCAT